GCCACTAGATACAAGAATAGCGAGTACGATGAAGTTACACTTGGCGGCACAAGCGAAGGCTTGACAGTCAAGTTCAACAAAGATCAGATGTCGCAGACGGGGATGCTATTCATTCCCCCGTTCTCGATGGACATTTTCGCTAGGTACATGATTCGCGGAGACTTCTACCAGCCGAAGGTCAGGCGTGAATCAACAGCTCGCGTTGGCTACAGGGGTTTTGTTTCAGGGCAGAGGCCATCAGGGGTACGTTACATCAATGGTCAGCTATGGCCTTATGGTGGCAGCTGGAGCAATAGATTCTAGCCATGTCTCTTGTAGATGATATATTTGGATCGCTGCCTGGGCCGCTGATTGATCAGTGGGGGATCGACATTGTTTACATCAAGGCGTCTCAGAATCAGACTTACGATCCCGCAAGCGGCACTGTGCTTGGATACAGCACTGAGATCCCAGCAAAAGCTTTGCCGACCAAGCTTACACCAAAAGAAAGAGAAGGCTTCTATCAGCAGCGAATGATTAAGTTTATCATTCCAGCCGTTTACTTGGGGAACTACTATCCGCAATCAACCGATTTGATTCGCTATGCTGAGGCTGGAGTCAACCGTACTGCAAAGATCGTTGATCAAGACCAGTATCGCGGAGACAGCCCAATTATGCACATTGTCCTTGCAAAGGTGAGCTAGATGTCCAGGAGATCGGCAGGCCGTGCCACGCCAGCGCAACAAGCGAGAAACCTGCGACGGATCGAGAAACGCAAGGCGGAGGAGCTTGTAAAGAAACTAAGGACACAATTGGCGAAGGGCATCCAAGGGTTTGCAGTGAAATCCATGAATTCGTTGGCGGAAGCTGGCCCTGCTTGGACAGGCGAATTTTCTGCGTCCTGGGGTTTCGCGCCTAAAGGCATGACCCCCTCGACGCCTGGCTCGACAGGGCAGATCTACCGATACACTAAAAATGACGTAACACTAAGAGACGTGACGGCATATCTCAAGGATGGGCGGGATAGATTCGTTATTGTCAACACTTCTGAGCACGCAGCCCTGGCAACTGATGAAGAAGAGGGCTACTTCTTTCCATCAACTCCGCTGCCTATCAAGCCGCCAGTTGAAGAGGGTTGGGGCAGGCCCGACACTCCGCATCTTAGATTTCAAATGCGTTCAAGTCCAAAGATAAGCAAAGAGACGGGAGAGAACGAGGAGCCGACCTCAATGATTACTGCAGAAAAGTATTGGTATCAAACGTACGTCAAGGGTGGTGCGTTTCAAAATGACTTAAATATTGGATTCAAGGCTTTCTCGGGCTAAGTCAAATGAACTACCAGTCTATCCGGGCAAAAATTGAAGCTCCGCTTTTAAGCGCCTACAACTCTCAGGTGCCGCCTGTTCCTGTTTATTTCGACAACATAACAGCGGTCCCGCCTGATCCCCCGAAAGAGTATGTCAGGGTTAACATTACTTTTGGCTTGACGACGGAGCCAACTCTTGACGGTTCTCTTGATTATGCAAGGGGGGCGCTAATTGTCAGGTGTTTTGCTCCCAAGGGTAGCGGTCCAGCGAGGTGCCAGCAAATGATTGCACTTGCAAAGGAGGTTATTGATACCCTTAACTCAACCAGGAAAACATCTGGCTCTACTTATGTTCGGGTAGGCCAAATAACGGGACCATCTTTTCAAGCCCCGGAAAACTTTCCGCACTTTGTTGGCAGAATTGATGCCGGCTGGCAGGCGAGCGCATCGTAAGTCGCTAACCTGTCTCTAGCTGGGCAGTGCCCACCAAGTCACTACCCCCTGACCTCCGATGTCCACTGTACTGTCCGGTGTCTCTGGCGCCTTTTACTACAAGCCTGCTGGCACCGTTGCAACGTTCGGCACCGCCGATGTCACGGTTGCTGGCGCTCTGCTAAACCTTGGTGTCAACTTCAACTTCCGGGCCGGCGATCCCGTCCAATTCCGCATCCGCAACGCGCTGACCGGCGCTATCGGCACTGGCACCCTTCCCGCTGGCATCACGGGCGGCACTACCTACTACGTTATTGGCTACAACAGTTCAACCGGAGTCGCGACAGTTTCCAGCAGCCCAACTCTGACCCCTGTTATTACGCTGACGACCACCGGCACTCTTGCGAGCCCCAACAGGTTTGAGATATTTTACTCTGCCTTCGCGGTTGTCGCAGAAGTTCGCGATTGGAGCCTCGAAATTTCTCGGGCCGAAATTGATGTTACAACCATCGGCAAGACCCTTGGCCAATACGTGCCTTTCCGGTCTTACATCTCCGGCTTTGGCGACGCCAACGGCAGCGCAAACGTTTTCATGACAGACGAAGACTTGGCCCTTGCTAACCGCATGGTTCAAGACGTGTTGCTGCGCAAGCAAATTGGTGCCTCTGTGAAGCTCTATGTTGAGCGAGTCGAGTCCTCCGGCGTTGTTGATGATGTCAAGAGCCGCTCGATTGAGATGGACATCACGCTTACTTCAGCCTCGCTGAATGCAAACCCGGATGACGCTCAGTCGGTAGCCATCAACTTCCGGCCATCTGACACGGTGAACTTCGACTTCGCCACCACCTGATCTGAGTAGCGCCTGCAATGCCCCGCTTCGGCGGGGTTTTTTTTGTCTTTTTTTTATTGTAGCGATTGCACTTTTCGTGATACGAGCGTCGCGACTGCCTTTGGGCGCTGATTTGCGCCTTCCGCGCTGATGGAGTAGTGTTGAACAGATCCACTTTCTTCCGATGGCTACCACTCCCGCTCCCGCTCCTTCCCCCGGCTTCAGTCGGGCGATTGACAAGCTTCGCAAGGCTGCAAACTTTGAGCCGATCAAGCAAGAGGTCACTCTTGCAAATGGCGATGAATTTGTCTTTTGGTGTTCACCACTGGCGGCGGTTGAGCGCGAAAAAGCGCAAAAAGACGCAAAGTCTGATAGCGCGAATGACTTCGCTATGCAACTGCTCATTGCTAAAGCTATTGACGAGAATGGAGAGCGAATCTTTAAGGCCGGCGATATTCCAGGACTAAAGCGCGATGTTCTGGATGATGACTTGCAAAAGCTTATCCTATGCGTGCTACGGCCAAATGGAAAGGAGGATGAGGAGCCGGACATGAAAAGCACTGACGATTGAGTTTGAGTCAGATAGCAGACTTCAGTTCCAACTCAGCCTGGCGGAAACTCTTTCATGTACTTTGCATGAATTGAAGTCTCGGATGACTGATGAAGAGATGATCCTCTGGCAGTTGCACCACCAGCGGAAGGCCGAACTTCAAGCAAAGGAAATGGAGAGGATCAAGCGCCAGTCTCGCAGTCGCTAGCCGTCCTGAGGGGCGGCTTTTTCTTGGCCATGGCTAGACTTCTCTCACGAGGAGGCTTTAGAACGTGGCCAGTTACGACGCCCAGATCAATATCTTGGTGGCGGGCCAGCGGAATATAAATAATCTTCTTGGTCAGCTGAATCAAGTTGAAGACGCAATCGCTCAGGTTGAGTCAAAGTGGAAGGTAGCAAGCGCAGCCCTTCAAAGAACTGAGATTCGACTTGGCGCGAGAGGCACGCAGCGACCAAGAGACGAAAGGGGAAGATTTGTTCAAGACCCAGACAGGCAGGCAAGGCTTAACGCGCTCGCGGACAGGCGTGCGGCAGTGGAGAGGCTGAGCCGTGCCAGAGCAGAGTTGCTATACGAAACTAAAAGCGGCATTCTGAAAGGGAACGCTATCAGAAGCCAAATTGAAGGCAACGAAAGGATTTTAAGGCAAACTGAACGGAGGATTGCGCTTGAGTCCAAGCTAAACACTGCTGTTGAGCGGCTTGAACGAAGGCAGAGCGCCTACGCTCGCGGCGGTGGAGGTTCCAAGCTGTCGGAGGAGCTGCAAGATCGAGTCCGAAACATACAAGCAACATTTCAGTCTGTTGGCGGTGCCAATGCAAAAAACCTGTCCTTGGTAAGGAGTTTAGCGACCGAGCTTGGAAGCATTGTAGAGCTTCAAAACGAGGTGAACAGGGGCACCCGCCTTCAGTCAGCGGGGTTCTACAAAGCTCAAGGGCTTGAGAGAGGCATCGCATCTCTTCGCGAGCGAGGGGTTCCGGCTTCCGCCTTTAGGACTGTTGGCGGCCAGATGCGCGACTACAGGTCTGCGGTACAACGTGGAAACCAGCCCGAAGCGGAGATGGTTGCAAGGAGAATTAAAGAGAATCTTGACAGGCTGGGGCGAGACCTCGACAAATCTTTTGCAGAACTCAGAAAGTCTCAATCCGTAAGGCTTGCGGCTCGATCATGGCAGACATTTTTTGAAGATGCGGCAAGCCAAGCTTTGCAAATCAAGCAAAACGCTCAAAATACTAAAGAATCTTGGCAAGTATTTTTCAAGGACGCTGCCAATCAAGCCCTTGCTATCAAGCAGGCTGGTCAAAACACCAAACAAAGCTGGAAAAACTTTTTTGAGGACGCTGCTAACCAGGCTCTCTCTATTAAGCAGAACGGACAAGAAACTAAACAGGCTTGGAGGCTTTTCTTTGAAGACGCTGCTAATCAGGCGCTAAGCATTAAGCAAAACGTTCAAGAGGTTAAGCAGGCCTGGAAGAGCTTTTTTGAGGACGCCGCCAATCAAGCATTGGCGATTAAGCAAGGTGCAGTTGAGACAAAAAACGCTTGGAAACTGTTTTTTGAGGATGCTGCGAGTCAGGCTCTTCAAGTCAAGCAAAACGCCAGAGAAACGAAAAACTCATGGCAAGTCTTCTTTGAGGATGCTGCTGGCGAAGCGAATCGTCTCAGGTCTCCAATGCTCCAGGCAAAGCAGAGTTGGCAGCAATTTTTCATTGATGCTGCGGAAGAAGCTGCCACAGCTCGCCGCAAGCCAGTCGGCGCAATGACACCAGAGCAGCGGGTTGCCGGAGGCGTTCTTGATCCGGCCAGCCTTCGCCAAACCCGTCTTAATCGAGTCGCGCAAGGAAGGGCGAGGCAGCAGGCGATTGGAAGAGCGGGAAGCGAAGGCTTGATTGGCGGCGCGTTCCCCTTGCTGTTCGGCCAGGGCGCTGGGGCGTCTGCTGGCGGCTTTGCTGGTGGCGTAGCTGGCGGTCTTGCTGGCGGGGGCCTGGGCTTTGGCCTGTCGCTGCTGGGCACGGTGATAGGAACCGCAGTGGACGAAGCCGATGCGCTTGACAAGGAGCTGGCAAAAGTCAACGCCAGCGCAAAGGGAGTGGGGAATACTTCAGCCGATGTCAGCAAGCTCGCTTCTAGCCTTGGCATAGCAAAAGAAGAGGCTGTTACGCTTCTGGCTCAGTTCAAGCAATTTGGTTCTGCGCAAATTCGCAAAGATCTTGCGCTCGTGTTTGGGGGAGGCAGGGAAGCGATTCTGGAAAGGCTTGAATCTATTGTCAAGGAAGAGGACGCTCTTCAGGCAATCGCCGCCGCAAGGAAAGAAATTGGCAACCAGGAAGCGATCAGCCTTCTGAACACTTTCAAAATTCAGGGCAGCGCACAGGCGCAGCTAGTGCTACGAGAAGCGTTGCTTCGGATTAGCGAAAAAGAAACAATAGAAGAGAAAAAAAGAATTACGATTCAGGACCGACTCTTGGCCATGTTCGCCTCTGGTGGCGATGGCAATTTTGTCAATCCAGCAATTTTTGGCGAAGAAAGAGCGAAGGAGCAGCGGAAAGCATTTGAGAAAGAGAGGGACCAGCGCAGGAAAAACTACGACGAAGCAATCAAGGACAGCCAAGAGTTTTTCAAGAAACTCGACGAACTCTCTAGGTCGGGGAAAGATAAACTCGGCTCCGATCTTCTTAGCGCAATTGACAGCAGAAATGAAGCGATAGACAACGCTCGCAAGCAAAGAGAGCAGCAAATTGCAGACATCAGAAAGCAAGCAGTAGAGGCGGCTGCTCGTATTGAGGAGGATCTTGCGGATAAGCGGAAACAGATAGAGAGGGAGATTCAGGATGTCAGGCGCAATCGCGCAGACTCCGCTATAGACGCTGACATCCGCTTCCGTGAACTTCGCGGCGAAGACCCTGGCGTGATAGAAGCCGAAAGGGAGCTTTTGGCTATCTCTCGCGAAGACCGGGATGCTCGGATAGAGCTGCAGCGCCGGCTTGGCGACGAAGAGTCGGAGCAAGCAAAAACTATTGCAGAGTTTCAAAAAGGAGTTGCAAAGCAAATCCAAGACGCGAACCTGGCAAGCGCTCGCGCTATGGGCGAGATTCAGTCAAATTACGCCAAGCAAGTCGCGAAGATAATTGAAGAAGGCAGTGGCAAGGGCGGCAAGCGCCTTGCAGCAGCGGGGGAGCTTGCCGCAAAATACATCGAACGGGCCGCCCTCCTGCAAACAAGGTCGAACGTAACTATCAACGGCCAGCCAGCGGTAACAATCCCCAGGCCCAAGGCCGTTAACGGAGGGCTTTCGTACCCCGGCATTCAGCCGGATGCAGTGCCAGCACAGTTTCCGCCGCTAGACAAGCGAATTCTTGAGCTAGAGCGCCAACTGCAGTCATCACGGAAGCCCGGTATTGGCCAGCAATTCACTGCGCTGCTTGGAGCGGAAGGCGGTTTTGAAGATGTCGCAGGACTGAAGCCCCTGCCTATACAGAAGATGTACCAGCAGATTGGTAGGCCATTTACAAAGTTATACGAGGACATTCAAAAATCGAGCACAGAGCTGTGGGCAAAGACTCGTCGCGAAATAAAACAGATGCTCGCCCCGAGCCCTGAAAGAACTGAGACCGTTCTTAAAAGGGCAGAGCGTGTCGAAACCGTCAGGCAGACTTGGAATCCATTAGAAGCCGAATCGCGCTCGCGGTTAAATCAAACCAACCCAAGTCCGCGCAGCAAGCCTAGCCAGGCATCGCTTACAACGCTGGAAGGGGTAGTGCGTGATTTATCCAGTAGTGTATTCAAAAGATTGAATGAAATGCCTGGGTCCGCCTATGGAATACTTGGCGACCTTAGCGATTACCTAGAGGAGGGCGAAAAGGGGGTCTTGAAGAGGGGTATCGAAGAGCAACTGCAAAAAGGAGTAAGGCCCTACCTAATGCCTGTTGGTGGCAACAGAAATACCGGGCGAGGGCATCTTCAGCAAGCCGTCAAAGACATCACTGCAGAATTTCTTGGCAATGAAAAGATCGCCCCACGGGGGGCTGCGCCCACTGACCCCCTTATCCCACTTGGCGGCGACTCCGAATGGCTCAAACGTTTCATGGAGCAGACCGAGCCCATTCAAATCATCCCTGGCGTCCAAAACCGCATCGAGGGGGCGTCGCTCCCTGTTGAAGCGTTTGACGTAAGCAAGATCGCCACGGACTTTGGCCAAGTCGTCTCCGCTTCTTTCATGGGCGGCCTGCTCGCCCAAAACTCACCCATCTCAGAGTCCCAGAAGCTGCGCGACTCTCAGGGGCTTGAACTAAAGCGTCGCCAGCCGACTGCGTACCCCCTTCCCGTAATACCCTCAGCAACCGCCACCCCGCCAGGCGTTTCAGGGGCGGCGGCTGCCACGACACAAGCCAGGAAGGATCTAGGAGCCGAAACGCTAGCTGCGCTAGACGACAAAAAATTTGCGAGCCTAAAGAATTACTTTGCCGAGGTAAACGCAGAGGGGCTCGCAGTTAATAAAAATTTAATTGAACAGAACAGGTTGCTCGATGCTCAGCTGCTTCTTATGGGCAGTGGCGTAGAGGAAGGCTTGGCCAGGCAATTGGCTGGGGTCGAGAATACCTATGCCGCCCGCCTTAAGCAGCTAGAGGGAAAGCGCAAGAACGCACTGGAGCAGGGGTGGGATGTTGGCGTGGTTGAAGCATTCTACAATGCAGAGTTAAAGCTTCTGAAAAAAACTACCGATGAGATTGCGAATCGGACTACCGAATATGCAAAGCAAAGCGAGTTCTTGTTAAGCATAGCTTCGCTCAACCAGCAAATTGCCGTCACTGGCATGGCCGAACAGGCTGGCTTCTTCGGTGCTGGCGCCAGCGCGTACACAAACGAGCTGCTAAGAAGCGGAGATGCAGGTCAAGCAACAGAGCTTGCGCAGCAGACTAAAGCGCTAGAAGCAAAGCAAGCAGTGACTGGCGTCCAAGGTGAAATTAACGGCCTTATAGATTCTACGAATGTAGCCATCAAGGCAGCCGAGGGTATAGGCGGTGCGTTTGGACAGGCCTTCCAGGGCTTGATAAATGGATCAATGTCAGCCAAGGAAGCGCTTGCCTCTTTCTTTAGTAGCGTTTCTGAGGCCTTCCTGGGCATGGCCGCTGAAATCATCGCGAAACAAACGACGATGATTGTTCTGCAGACTATTCTGAAGGCGCTTGGAGCTGTAGGCAGCGGGGTCAGCCCTAGCGCTCCTGGTGGTGACTGGATGAGCGCAGTGAGCAGAATGAACCCCACATCGGAATACGCAACTGGAGGGGCCTTCGCAAACGGGATACAGCCCTTCGCCAAGGGTGGCACCTTCACCAACTCCGTTGTCAGCTCCCCAACCCTGTTCAAGTTCGCCAACGGCGGCACCACTCAGATGGGCGAGATGGGTGAAGCTGGCCCAGAGGCCATCATGCCCCTCAGCAGAGGCCGTGGAGGCCGCCTGGGCGTCGATGCAAGCGGACTGCGCGAGGCAATGGGTCGCCCGCCTGGTGGCGCTACTGGCTCTCCCGTACTTAACATGAGCTTCCAGTCCACCACGATCAACGGCGTAGAATATGTCAGCCGTGATCAACTGGAGGCCGCGATGGTTGAAACCCGCCGGCAGGCTGCTAAGGAAGGCGCCAACCGTGGCATGAATATGACACTGGACAAGATTCAAAACAGCCCTAGCACCCGCTCCCGCGTTGGTATCCGCTGATGTCCGTCACTTTCCCGTCAGCTATTGCGCCATCCAAGCGTGAATTTACGCTGGGGCAGTATCCCACCAAGGTGTATAGATCGCTGGCGGGCACCACAGTAAGGCGCAGCTACGGCAACAAGCCACACTCATATCAGCTCGCCCTGCAGTACGAAAACATCGGGGACGACAGAGTGCTGGAGTTCATCAATCACTACAATATTACGGGTGGCGGCTTCTCCCGCTTTGCGCTGCCGCCGATAGTATTTCGCGGCATGTCTACTGGCTTAGCCGCTACCTTGCAGGCGCCGTATAGCATTCAGTGGGAATACAGCGGCCCGCCTAGGGTGCAGTCTGTTTACAGAGGCATTAGCGTAGTCTCGATAGACCTGACCGGAGAGATCAATGTCTGAAATACGCATCTGTAACTTCTTCGACTTAGAAACAACAACCGGCAAGCGGCACTTTTATCAAAACTACTTTATCGAGGCTGAGCCCAAAATCTTCCTAGGGCAGGAGTATGACTTCGCACCATTCCAGGCTGACGGCGCATTGGCAAGCCTAAACGGCGACAACCAACAGTTGCGCGTACTCTTTCCCGCACAAGAGCTTGTCATCCGTCTTGTAGAAGAAGGCGATGGAAACAGGCTAAGTATTTTGAAGCTGACGACGTTATGGACCAACGCAACAGGATCTTTGAACGGGACGCGATATACGGACTATTTCGTTGGCATCGGCGCTGGCTTTAGTGATTCCACCGTCGAGCTGCGGTTTCGCTCTTCCATGGATAGCGTCGGCTCATCATTCCCGGCACGCACGCTGACGGTTGAGAACGTCGGCATCTTGCCATTGAACGCCGAGCTTTACTTGCGATGAATGACCTAATCGGACTGGAGTATGGCT